TCATGATGCGTTTTTTAGTGGGGATAGATAACTGCGTTTCCAGTTCTGGTAGTCGGCATACATCCATCGTGATGTGCGACCAAGTTTGATTGGCTTGGGGAGTTTTCCGGCATTAATCTGCGAATAGAAGTACTTCGCCGTATAGCCAGCATCTTCGATCATGAACTTCATGTCAATAAGAGAGTCGTCTCGCAGTTCGCGCATGGGTTTCATCTCCGGTTTGGAAATCGAACCTGGAAGCCAGGCAAAAAGAACCCGGCACTATGGCCGGGAAAATGGGGGATAACGTGGCAGTGCTTTCGCACCCAATAGCCAGCTCATAACTGGCTATCAGTTGCGTCAGTCGTCTTCATCTTCCTCCCAGTCCTCGTCGTAATATGGCGAGGCGAGAAGCGGGTTGGTTGCTGATAGAACCTCTCCAGCGGCACCCTGGCGCTGAAGTCGACGAAGCGCTTCGTATAGCTCGAAAGCCTCGGTTCGCTCGTCACCGATATCGAGGGCGCATGCAACCTTGTGCGCCTCGGTGACCAGAGTTGATAGCTGGTTTCGGATGTCCTGAATGGTGCTCATAGTTCTCCTTACGCAGCCACTGGGCAGCGAATGGGTCGATTTCGTTGTAATAAGCTGCTGGCGTCATGCGGCCTCCGTCTTAACAACATCGATGGCGCAGCCGGGTAGCAATTCAACCGCGGCGGTGGCGCACTGATTTCCCCAGTGATCCCAGCCCGGTGCCGCGCTGCGGCTAAACAGCTCAATGCGCGGCACATCGCCGTAAAGTAGCTCCAGTCGGTGGCGAACTTCCCACGGCTTTTCGCTGTGTGCTCCGAGCGGGCTGTAGACCACCTGTTTAATCCCGGCATGCTGTCGTTCAAGCCCGGCGCCGCGAGTGGCAATCAGCAAGTCTTCGGTGTTGGCTCGGGTGTGGTTGCCGCCATTCATGCGCGTCTCGGCGTTAAGAAGATCGAGGAAGTCGTAAAAGTCGGTTACTTCACCCTCAGCCAGTACCTTGTTGATGCGCAGCTCGGCGTTCTGATTCAGCTTCACCCAGGTAAATCCCTTCATCGTGCGAATGGTAAAGCCCCATGCTTCGGCCAGTTCGATAGCCTCCTGGTTATGCGTGCCGGTGTACCACATCGCCAGCACCGAGTTTTCGGCAGCAAGTTCCCAAACCGGCAGGCGCTTGATGTCAATCAGCTTCATGGTGGAGTAGTGATCGGCAGCGGCGCCGTTGCTGATGGTGTTGCCGTAAGACCAAGGGGGATCGACATACAGAAGTGAGTATTTCGCTGTCATGCCGCCTCCTGTCTTTCCCGATATTCCTCACCGAGCCGCTGCGCCTTTAATGGATTGCTGACCACTTCACCCCATGGCATTAGCCAGCCTTTACCAATGAAGGGAAGGCTCAGATTACCAACCCTGATGTCGTCGTGAGCGTAAGTCATAGGATGGACTCCATTTCGTCGATGTAGAGGCCCTGAGCAATCAGGCGGCGACGGCGTGCGGCACGCGCAATGCACTCCTGCCGTCTGCCTTCCTGCGATTGTTCGATGGCGCGCCGGGTGAACAGCCGCGATTTACCCTGTGGTGTTACGACCTTTGGCTTCGAGACCAGGTCGAATGTTCGGTCGCAGATGCCGTCCTCGTTGATCCATTTTTCCGACTCAACGATCTGCGCTATCTGTCCGGAGCCGCGGGTAATGCCGTTGGCAACCCGGTTAAACTCGATGAGAGTTACGCCAAACTTCTCAGCGATTTCGCTGCCGGTTACCGGGCGGCCGCGCGTCTGAATCATCCAGATAACGCGTTCACGGAGGCCGGAGAATTGCCCGGTTCGCCCGGGCCTGCGGTAGAAGGGTGTGCGTTTCATTCGAGCTCCAGAATGCGGCGCTTCGTGTCCGCAACAAGTTCGAGGAAGTCTTTTCTGCGCGCGCGAAGCCGGGCTATTTCTGATTCACATTCAGCAGCTGTAAGGCGATAGACGATGAGCTGCTTACCGTCCGGGAAGTCTGAGCAGTAGCTGATGAAGTCCACCCAATCCCTGCCGGAGCAGTCAAGGTGACCGACCAGTTGCCATCTGTATGCCGGATCGAAGGAGCCGCGGGTGAGGGTGGAGTAGTGAGTGGCGGCAATGACCGACTTAATCTCAACGAGCCCGTCCTGGCCAACGAGGCCGTCGGGGCTGTCGCCATACGTTTCGTGATCAAAGAACCCGCCGTTATCCACGTCGACAAAGTTCATCTCTTCGTAAAGCATACGGGCAATGGGCTCCTGTTCGTGCCCGCGCTCCATGTGGTCGTTTGAAAAGCCAAACTCTGACTTGCACCCCTTAATCTGCTCAAGTGCCAACTGAAGGGCATAACGCTTGGCTGGTTCACCAAACGCCTTTCCATCGTTAGCCATAATCAGGCCGAAGTTTGACGCGGTGGCCTTACCCAGGCGAAGAGTGTCCCACTCTTCACCGTTTTGCTCGACGTCGTGCCAGATCATGATAAACACTCCTGCTCAAGCTGGCGGCGATGTTCTGGAGAAATGTCCATTCTCGCCAGCACTGCATCAAGGTTGCCATCGCGCTTAAAGGCGGCCTTAGCGTTATTCCATGCCTGCGTTTTTTCCGGCGAAAGCACCGGCTTTGTAACTCGCGCCGGGCTTAAGCGGAGGCCTTCAACCGATTCCTTTCCGAACCGGACATTTTTATCGACGTAAACAGTGACCTTCACGCCTACCCAATCCTCAAGGAAGGGGGATCCGGTAATGCTTTTGAGCATCTTGCTGTTCGTGGCATTCAGAATCATCGGCTTAAGCTTTTCGCCAGGGCGCAGCTCGCGCTCTTCAAAATAAGCAGTGTTAAAAACGTCTTTGGATTTTTTTGTTTTGTCGTTTTCTAACGTTGCGCGGGCGATCGTCAGCACCGTTGGCTCAACGATGTCGGCGCTGCTCAGGTATGGAGAGTCAAAAGCTTTTCGGTAGTGAGTTTTAGATTCAGACATTTCATGCATCCTTAAAACGGGCAGCCGGTACGGTGTTCCCAGTCGTATTCCGCCTGGGCGTAAGCAACTACCGAAATGAAATCGTTGTAGGCCTCGCCAGCTTTATCGCTGCGAAGTCCTTCGTATGGGCTGGAGTCAATGGGTATGGAGAAGTGGAAGAGGCCGGACGGCCCTTTTGGCATCATGTCGATGATTTGCTGCGCCCGGTCGTCGATCCACTTCTCTTTCTCGTCGTCGAGTTGCTGCTCGACCCAGCGCCGTTCTTCGATTCGGTCGTAAGTGAGGTGTGCGTTCATGGTTGCCTCAATATTTGATGTGCGCGTCCTGCACTTTGCCGCCAGCGATCGCCAGCACTGCTTTCTGCGCGAATTCTTCGGGTATGCCCTGAGCAATCAGGTCTGCGTAGACACGACGGTTGACGGTGCGGCGGTGCTCTTTGTCTGCGGCGCGGCGCGCTGCGGCTTCAATTTCTGCTTTGTGCTTCGCTTCGGCATCGCGTCGGGCTTGTTCTGCCGCTTCCTGCTTAATTCGTTCTTCATGTTCGCGTTGCGCCTGTTCCGCCTGGCGGCGCAGCTCTTCGCGGTCACGGTCAACATCCTTATTCATCAGCAGAGCCATTTCGTGGTCCGCTTCAAACTTGGCCGCCAGCTCCTGATCGAACCTGATGTTCATCTCCAGCGCTTCGGCGTGCATCGCGTTCATGGCTTCTTCAGCCTTAATGCGTTTCTGCTCGGCTTCCCATTCGGTGAGTGGGCGGCGGGTCGCATCGCGCAGTTCGTCGCAGGCATCAACGAATCGCTTAATTTCGGCCTCAGCCGGACGCACAGCTTCTTTCAGGCGCTTCAGGTACTCACGGCCAGGCTTTTCAATTGCCGTCTTGCTGCGGGACACCTGCGCCGCCAAAGAGGCGACACGGTCACGGCCTTTCTTCGTGGACAGGTCCGGCACTTCGTTTACTGCCTGGCGTATCTGTTCGAGGTAAGCATCAAGGCCGCCCGCTACGTAAAGCACTGGCGCCTGTTCCGGCTTGATTTCGATGACAGTTAAGTCCGTTACTTCGCTCATGGTTTCTCCTGAAATTTGGATGTGCAGATCCCGCCCTCTGGTGACAGGCAGCAGTTGAATTGGTTAAGGGTTATTTGCCGAGGGATCTGAAAATGCGTATATGGCTAGTTGATTGCTTCGTTAAGCATTTTCTCTATAGCCAGCTTGCCATCATTTATCTGAGCAACTTGCTTATCGAAGTTCTCTTGGTAGTGGGCGAGATTCTTTTCCGATGCAGAGAAGAGGCGTTCTTTGATTTTTTGTAACTCATCCCTGCTGAAAACAATACCCATCTTGCGGCACTTTTTGACATCATCAATGCTCAGGCCGTTACCATTAAGTTTTTCCATGGCAATGCGCTTAACACACTGCCTGGCTTCTTCAATGGTCTTGTAGAACTCAACTGTATCGCTTCCCCCACTGCCATCTGAATAGCGATTTACTCGTAATGCGATATCTCCATTAGTGCTACCCAAAAGAGATAAGCACTTGATGCCTTCAAAGTTTTTACGTCCATAGTAGTTGTCAATTGAAGACATAAAATCTTCAAATTTTTCAATGGACGGCACACCGTAATCACGACGAATGGCAAATTTAACCTGCCCGGTCATTACATCTGCGAAATGGTCCAGGTCAGCATCATTGATATGATCTGAGAACGCTTTGACCTGCTTAACCATTTCTCTCCAGAAGCTTAATGTGTTCTGTAGGTTGCTAATTTCCGAGGTGATCTTCTCAATTTTCAACTTCGCATCAGCAAGGGCTTTTTCTTGTTTTACTTTTTCACGAGAAGACCATGTTTCAACTGGCTGGTCATGTAGGCTCTTCACCACAAAACGCTCGCCACCAGGGATTTCATCACCCTGCTGCGTGACAAACACTTCCTGGACGATCGTTTCCTGATTATTCAGCGCACCAACGACAACGACCTTACGGCCGTCAGAAAGAAATTTAGTTTCCATGACAAAGTCCTTAATGGGTAAGAGGGTTGCCGTGACCGTCCAGAAGGACGTCAATCACGCAGTCACTGAGGCGGATAATTTCTGCATCGGTGTGCAGGTACACCCATTTGCGCTCCTGAATGACTGCTGAGACGCGGTAGGTGCGTCCTTCATGCAGCGCCATCATTCCAGGCTCAACACACTGGCGAATGATGGGGGTGGTTCCGTAGTGACTAATCATGACTTCCCCTCCACCTGCTCAAGTAACCCTGCCAGTTGCATCTGCTTGCGGTCCATTGTGAATGACTCGCGCGGCTTATCGACCGATGAGAGCTTCCACTCGTTATCGTTTAACTTCGATGCGGTGTACTGCTTGCCGTTGTGGGTGACTGTCATGATGCCTCCAAGCCAATGGCATCAGAGATAATCTGGAATTTCTCAACTGAAACACCTTTCCCGTTACCAACTGGCTTTTCCATCCAGTCGAGCGACACTAGTCGGCCGTCGTCGATAACACCGATATTGAAATCATCACAACCTGCTACTTCAAATCCGTGAGAAATTGCCACTTCCCGCTTATCAAATATTTCCAAATCTGAGGAATAACCAATGCCGTAACCGTGGTCGTTTGACCAGGCGTGCTGCTGGATAACGATAAATTTTTGCATAATCACTCCGCCCGTAAGCTGGGCTGCTGAACGTTAAACAAGACTTCTGCGCTAATGGGCGGTGGATGGCCGCCGGTTGTCATAAATGGGCAGACTCGAAAATCTGCCTATGTATGGCCGATAAAAAACCCGCCTGAGCGGGTTAGTTGATAGATGCGCCCTTGAGTACAAGGCGTTCTGAAATTTGATCAGCAAGGCCTGATGCCCTCTCTTGGCCACCAGAGTCCTCATCTTTAAACTCTGCTGGGTCGATTTCCTGCAATGCCTGGAAGATGATTTCGCTAATCTCATTAGCCTTATCTTTTTCAATCTCACTTGTTAATAAACTGCTTTTCATCGCCTTACCCTCTGTCGTTACCCGCTGATGCGGGAGAAATGCTTTGGTGATTGGATGGCCGGTGCTGAACTACTCCCGGCATTGATGATTTCTCGCTGGGTAAACCTGCCTCTCACCACTTTGCGAACCGTGCCCAGGCAGCTTGAGCATCATCATCTTGACGTCTCAGCGCATCAGCCTGCGCATTCATCCAATCCAAAAACATTCCCTGTTTTGGTCAGCGCCAACTCCCTGCCAGTGTTGCCCGTTCTCACGCCGTTCTCGCTCTCGCGCGGGGATACTCTCTCACCGACCGGATCGCACCCGGTGATACAGCACGTTTACGTGTAGGGGTCTTAACAGGTCATTGACGCTGTAAATCTGCATGTTGTTAAAAAGCAGGCGACTTGCTGTCCGCCGCTGGCTAACTTCGCTCAGCTGTCGATGTTTCGTTTCGATGGGGTAATTAAACATCATGTGGATTTATAGGTCAACACCTTGTGGATTTAATTTGTTGATTTAATCGTTTCTTGTTGATTTTTATGTTGATTTATTTTTTGGTGGCATAAGTGATATGCTGCAAAAAACATCAAAAAGGGATTGGGTAATGGACTTGGATGAAGAAAGGGTGAAAATGATGGCCCATGCCGCTGGGCGCGCGGTGATGGAGTTATCGCTGGCGGATCTGCCTGTGACTCAGCAAGCCATCATCGACAAGCTGGAGCAGTACCGAAAGGAGACCGGTAATGTGATCGGGAAAGGTATTAACAGAGATGCAGCTGAGATCGTAAGGAAGGGCAGGAAAGCGTTAAAGTGAAGCAACCCGACCTTAAGGCCGGGCGTTGAAAGTGATGGTTGTTAATCAGCCCATCCTGATTTTGTATTAATCGCTGATTCGGCCATAGTGTATTTCTGGACCTTGTCATCTTTGAAGAGAATGGTCAGCTCTTTCTTGGTGCCATTCGTTCCGTTATGGAAAAGCCCATAGAACGGTATGAAAGTAGTGCCGTTAACTTTAACTTTGGCGAAGGCATACTTCCAAATCTCATTGCCGCCATCAGTGTATGACACGGCATCAGGTGATCCAAAGTAGGATTTAACTTCTGCCTTGGTGGTTTTTCCTTCCTGAATTTTTGTCTGAACACTGGTTTCAGTTTCGTTTTTCAGTTGCTGATTTCCAGAAGAGGCGCACCCAACAAGGCCGGTGGCAATAATCACTGCAAGAGCTATTTTTTTCATGTTTCATTTCCATTGATTGCAATCAGAAACATCTTAACATCACATGTAGTTGAGTGAAATATGATTGCTTTTTGTTATCTTCTGTATCGCAAAACAGAATACCAAAATACAAACCCGATTATCTCCACATCGGACTCTTCAGCCTCTTCATCGTCATAATCGCGATTGATGCTTCGTATTAATAGCTTCCCACCAGGCTTTCGATAAAGCTGCTTTATGCGCTTTAAATCGCCCTGGTTAATAGCATAGAGTTCGCCATCAATAATCCGCTTGTTGCCTGTATCGACTGCTACCGTTGCGCCGTCAGGAATAACGGGCTCCATGCTGTCACCAGAAGCGGGAAAGCAAAGCACTCCAGAACCATCACTATTTGCACCCACCCTTCTGAGCGTTGCCTTAGAGAATCTCAGCTTAAATCCATTGTGGTCTTCGCACTGAACTCGACCATCACCACACGCAAATTCAATATCCTTAAGAAATGGCACTTCAACCTCATCAACAGGAAGCGGGGTGTCTTTATCCCATGCATCAACAACTCCCCACTCAGACTCCGGCGGGATGTTGCTCTCCAGATCCTTCTTTGGAGAACCCTCTCCATTTAATAACCAGTCAAGAGAATAACCGAATTTTTCAGATATTTGTTGCGCCGCCTCACGACTTAACGCGTCTCTTTTTATCCAGTTGTTGACGGTCTGTGGGCTGGTCGACAAAGCCTCAGCCAAATCCCGCTGCTTCAAGCCTTCCCTTGCCAGTAAAAATTTAATTCTTTCAGAAATGCTACTCATAAAACCCTCCGCTCCATGCATGGTAAACAACATGTGGATTTTTTCCATCACCATAATGTTGATTTAATCCACGTCATGAATTAACATGGTGTTGATTACACATGAGCGGAGCAAAACATGATCAACAAAAAATCCAACGCCAGCACCCCGCTTGAGAAAGCCATTAATGCAGTGGGCGGCTCTCAAAAGGTGCTTGCTGAAAAGGTCGGCGTAACGCCTCAGGCCATCAATATGCTTAAAAAGCGAGGTGGCAGCCTTCCAGTAACAAAAATGCGTAAGTACGAAGAAGTAACGGGACTTCCTCGCGAAGTTCTATATCCAGGTATCTTTGCCGCCTAACCGGCGGCCCTAACCACGAAAGGGAAAGCAATGCATTCACTTGCGTATCAAAACAATACCGGAATACACCCGGGAGCGATGATAAACCGCGCTCAAGCTAAAGCGGCGCCAGACCACGAAAAAATCCGCGATGCGGTCCGGGCATGGTCGTCGGCGCTGGACAATCAGGACGTCGTTTCGGCGCTGATCATCAACGAATACCGGGAGCAGGGCGGGACCGCCATCAGCTTCCCGGAAGACATCAGCAGGGCGCGCCAGAAACTTTTTCGCTTTCTGGATAACCGTTTCGACTCTGAGCAGTACCGCGAGAACGTGCGCCAGCTGACACCGGCAATCATGGCGGTCCTGCCGCTGGAGTATCGCAACCGTCTGGCGCCGCAGAACGACACGATGTCGCTGATCGCCACTGCGATGAAAGAGTGTGCCGAAGCTAAGCAGGCCGTGCTGCTGGACGCTCCAGAGCATCAGAAGCTCAAAGAGGTAAGCGAGGGCATAGCGTCGCTGTTCCGCCTCATGCCGGAGCAGGTAGGGCCGCTGATGACGATGGTTACGTCGATGCTGGGGGTTATGTGATGGGAAGTATCAAAAATGGCGAAAGCCAGTCTGCGCGAACAGAACTGGCCTTCAGATGCAAATCGTGTGCACTCATTGCAGGAGGAATAATGGCAAAAAAACCACGCTATTTCCATACCGCTGTACATAAAAACATAACCCGCGACCGCTTCATCCGCTCGGTTAATCCGATTGTGGCAGAGAAGATGCGCGCCATCCTGGAAGAACTGAAACGTAAGGAGAGTGGCCGTGGGTAACGTATCCAATTTAGCCGAAGCCAGAGAGGCCAGAAGGCTCCAGAAACCGCGCACGAATGACGGTAAGGGGTTTGCCTTGCTGCACCGTAAAATTATGGATGTGCCGTTCTACAAGGACGCTGAGGCATCACACTTATGGGTGCATCTCATCCTCAAAGCCAAGCACGCTCCTGAGTCAGTTCTCACCGATATCGGCGAAATGCTGGTTAACCGGGGACAGTTGCTCAGTGGTCGAAACGCCCTGGCATTTGAAACAGGTCTGAAAGCAGATCGCGTTCAGTACCTGCTCAGAAAGTTCCAGAAGCTGGGGATGGTTAGCTGGGTTTCACACGGTAAATTCTCTGTTTTTACCATCGTGAAATATGACGATTATCAGTCAAATTCTGTACCAGCAGATTACCAGCAGATTACCAGCGCAAAGCCAGATGTGGCGCAGCTTGAAGCGAAGAGTGTACCAGCAGATTACCAGCAAATTACCACAGATAAAGAAGTTATTAATAACTCTCTTACTAACGTAAGAGAGAGTGCATCAGCGGAATTTATTCCTGCACAGAAAAAATCGTCAATCAGCTGTGAGCAGGTAGTCGAGGTTTACCATCGCGTACTGCCTGAAGCCCAGAGCATCAGGATACTGACTGACAAGCGCCGTGCTCTGATCCGCACCTTCTGGCAGAAGGCCGGGAAAGTAACTCAGCAGCTCGACGGCCATAAGTTCACCTTGAGCGACTGGGAATCGTATCTGAGCTACATCGCCACTAACTGCCGCTGGATGCTGGAGAACCGCCCAGACCAGCGCACGGGACGCACATGGCGCCGCAAGGCTCTCGAATACTTCCTGAACGTGGATGTGTATGCCAAGACGCGCGAGGGGGCCTGTGATGACCTCTGAAATCCTGACCGTACCCCACAACGTCGAAGCAGAGCAGAGCGTCATCGGCGGACTCCTGCTGGACGATGACAACAGCGAGCGTGTTCAAAAAGTGCTGGCAATGCTCAAGCCTGAGTCGTTTTACAGCCGACCTCACCAGCTGATCTTTGCCGAGATGCGCCAGATGTTCCGCGACAACAAGCCAGTCGATGGTCTGACACTGTTCGACGCGCTTGAAGGCAAAGGGCTCGCGGAGCAGGTAGGTGGCTTTGCTTACCTGGCGGAGATTGCCAAGAACACTCCCAGCGCTGCAAACATCGTGGCATACGCAGCATCAGTCCGGGAAGCCGCAATGGAGCGCTATGGCATCAACCGTCTGACCGAAGCTACTGAGCTGCTGTATTCCCGCAACGGCATGAGCGCTACGCAGAAGTACGAGGCCATTCAGGGTATTTTCACCCAGCTCGCAGACCATTCAAAAACCGGCAGCCGCCGTGGTTTGCGTTCATTCGGCGAGGTTATGGATGACTGGGTAGCGGATCTGGAGAAACGATTTGACCCTTCAGGCGAACAGCGCGGAATGAGTACCGGTATCCCGTCGCTCGACCGACTGCTGGCGCCGAAAGGTCTGGTTAAAGGGTCTCTGTTCGTAATTGGCGCAAGGCCAAAGATGGGGAAAGCAATGGCCTTGGACGCAAAAATTCTTTTGCAGGACGGGTCTTGGACAACGCATGGGGAAATCAAAGTGGGTCAACAAGTTGCATCTGTTGATGGCCACGCCTCAATGGTTACTGGGGTATTTCCTCAGGGAGTCCGCAAAATGTATCAAGTCACTTTTGAGGATGGGCGCACCGTTAAGGCGGCCGACTCTCACCTTTGGGAGATAAGCTCGTCGAAATTTGAAGGTGATCGTGTAGTGGATACGGAAAAGTTAGAAGCGATGCTTCAGAGGGTTAGGTATCAAGGAAGGCTGCGCATTCCATCGCTGTCAGGTGATTTTGGCTCATCAACCGATCACGTCGACGGGTGGGTGTTAGGTGCTCTCCTTGGCGATGGTTCTTTAACCAAAAGCGTCAAATTCACTAACTCAGAAGACTACGTTCTGTCTCGCATGGCGGCCAGCGTATTTCCACTGAACCTCCGCCATGTTGGCGGGAATGATTACACGGTAACGCATCATCGTGGGTGTAAAAACCCTCTCCTTGAGAGATTGAGAGAGTACGGCTTGGTGGGGAAAACTGCGCAGGATAAAGAAATCCCAGAGTCTATTTTCAGTGCAGGAAAAGCCACGCGGATCGGCGTATTGGTTGGACTGCTCGAGACTGATGGCTGGGTTGAAAAATTCGGCTGCATTAGATTCTCTTCGGCCAGCAAGAAGCTTTCGCAAGGGGTGGTAAAGCTTGTTCATTCTCTCGGTGGAACAGCCAGGGAAACAACGCGCACCGATATTTCATACACCTACAAGGGAGAAGCTCTTCAGGGCTTAGATGCGCAAATGGTCAGCATGAAGCTGCCTGATGAAATTCTTGAACACATTAAGTCACCGAGGATCCGTGCAAACCTTGGTGTGAACCGTCTTGGAAACCGTGGTATTGGGATTAAATCAGTTATCGAGATTGATCCGGAAGAGTGCCTTTGCATTATGGTGTCTCACCCCCGGCACCTCTATGTCACAGATGACTATATCGTGACCCACAACACCACCCTGTACGGGCAGATGGCGATCAACTGCGCAGTTCGTGAGAAAAAGCCAGCGCTGATGTTCAGCCTTGAAATGCCAGGCGATCAGATCCTTGAAAAGTTGGTTGGTCAGAAGTCCGGCGTAAACCCGAGCATTTTTTACATGCCCGCCACGGATGACGCCGACGACCAGTACCAGGGAGACTACGACGGTGACTTTAAGAAGGCGATCGCCACAGCCGGGAGACTGAGTGAAATCGACATGCTGTACATCGACGACACCCCGGGCCTGTCACTGGCGCACATCGTTAGCGAAAGCCGCCGAATCAAACGCGAGAAGGGCTGCGTAGGCATGATCCTGGTTGACTACCTGACTCTGATGACCGCCGAAAAGGCCGACCGTAATGACCTGGCCTACGGGATGATCACCAAAGGTCTGAAGAACCTCGCCAAAGAGCTTGGCTGCGTCGTCGTGCTGCTGACCCAGCTCAACCGCGAACTGGAGAAGCGAGTGAATAAACGCCCGCTGCCGAGCGATTCCCGCGACACAGGACAGATTGAGCAGGACTGCGACTACTGGGTTGGCATCCACCGGGAAGGTGCTTTCGATGACAGCGTGCCGCCTGGAGAAACCGAGTTAATCCTGCGACTCAACCGCCACGGCAGTACCGGCACGGTTTATTGCAATCAGATCAACGGTGCAATTTACGACACAGACCAGCAGGCCGCAGCCGCAGAACGCCGCGGGCGCGAGCAGCAGCCGAAAAAGAAAGGGGGCTACTGATGAAAGGCAAACAGGCAATTCTGCGTTATCTCGAAACGCACCGGACCTTCACCGCGAAGGATGTGGCCACAGAGTGCTGCATGACCATCAACTGCATCACGAAGAACGCTATCGATCTGGAAAAGTCTCGAAAAATTATCCGGGTGAGCAAGGTCTGGCGAACGGTGACTTATCGCCTGGCTACGCCGGAAGAGCAGGACGGCACCGCGCGCAGTTGCACCAATGGAATATTTCAGGAGTGCCGGAACAGTCCGGCCATGAAGCGAGTATTGATGGTTTGGTGGAGGGTAGGGGTATGAGCGTGAAACGTTATGAGTGGGTGTCCTGTGATGAGCATTCTTGCCATTGCGACGTGGTAGAGAGTGCTGAAGGCGATATGGTCGATTACGAAGACTACGCCGCACTTGAAGCCAGATGCGCGGCGCTGGCGGCTGAGAATGCGGGGCTGAAGTCTAAGGGCCGCGAGCTTCTTGGTGAAGCGTGCGCCGTGTACGAAAAGCTCAATAAACTGATAGACCCGGCGATCGGTGATTTTATCGATGGGCAGACGCTTCATGAATTCCAGTTTGTGCTCGACTGCGAAACCCCGGCGACGGACGCTTTCCTGGCTGAAGTGCGGGCGCAGGCCCACAAAGAAGGCGCTCACTTTGTTGCCAACCGAATGCTGGCTGCATGGGAGGCAGGGTTTATAGATGACACGGCGAAGAACGCAGCTGATATAGCGAGAATGATCCTTACCTCCACAGAGTTTATGGCTGATGCTCCAGAAGGTGATTTCGATCGCTCGTTCGCTGATGGCGTACTCGAAGACATAGCAGCCCAGCTTCGCAAAGGAGTGCAGTCATGAAGCCTGAATTCGAATTCGGTGATTACGCGCTGATTGAGCAAAAGCGCTTTGGTGTTCCAAACGAAATGTTTGTCTACAAAGTCGTTAGCCAGATCAACTCAAATACCTGGGTTGAAGTGCCTGTCACCGTTGGCAAGAAAGAGGAAATTCACTCCGAATCTGAGCCTGTTTGTCTCTGTATTTGCTGTGGTGTTGATGAAACAGAAGTCAGGCGCTATCGCGTTAAAGACATGCAGCATTATCCACGGGAGGCCGCCCAATGATCAACATCGACAAACGCGCATTACGTGAAGCAGCCAATGCGGCAAACGCTGCATCATGGGGGAATTGGGAGCCTTACAAGCCACACAAAGGTGCGCGCGGCTATGAGGTGAAGGTTGGCGTGAAAGCGGTAGCGCAACATTGCCTCAAGGTTGATTCAGTTTTCATCGCCGCAGCTAACCCAACCACCGTGCTGGCGCTGCTGGATGAGCTTGAAGCCAAAGACAAGCGCATTGCGGAGCTGGAGGCGACGCAGGGTAAGCCAGTTATGTTTATCGATGGTGATATTTCACCTGCTGACGCCGAAAAGCTGGCGGCTGTAATTCGTGAATTCAACGAAGAGACAGAAACCCCGGCGGCACGAATGGCTCGAATTATTCGCGAAAACCCGCATCCGACAAACATGTGCGATATGCCGGCCGCCGCAGCCGGTAAAGGAGAGTGAGCATGAAGCAGGGTGACATTATCGAAAGCGTCCACACCGGAAACAAATTCATCATCGAATACATCTCTAAAGATGGGAAAAGTTTTGTGCTTGTCTACCAGGCTGATGCTACTCAGCCATCTCGGTGTTATGCGGATTATGACATCAGACGCAGCTTCAGGAAGGTGAACCCATGAGCACTATTACCAAAGAACTGGCAAAGCTGTTCAGAAAAATTACGAATTCTGAAATTGATGCAGAGGGAAACGCTCATGTTGTTTTGTCTCCTGCTGATAGCCTACTGATTAATAATGCGCGTATCGCGCTGGCATCGCTCGAAGCGGAGCCAGCATATTTCATCAACAGGGTTAAACACAGTGACGCATACGGTGACGATGTAGAGCTACGAACTTATTGCTATGAGCTCGATGCGCTGAAGTCGAAGGAAGATTTCGGCGGCGAGATTGTGCCTGTCTACACCGCCCCGCCATCGCCGGCAGCTGTGCCCGCTACGATGGAAATGGATGATGACTTTGACAGCGCGTTTGAACACGGAAAAGCTGTCGGATGGAACGCCTGCCGCGCCGCCATGCTTCAGGGTGAAGATGGTACCCTCACCAATGAAGGTACCATACCAGTCACGCAATTTAAGCCGGTAGCAGACCTGTACGGCTTAACCTCACCAACTGGTGGTGAAACATCGTTCACTTTCGACGCTGTTGAAGCTCGTGATTTCATTGATGGCGGGTGGTCATGTCAGGAGTACGTGGAGCTTGAACGCTTTCAGGAAGCGATAACCAACCATACCGAGGATAAGCTCGCTATGGTTGACCATTCCGGTGACTCCAACAATATGGTTGAACCTGTAACGACGGCTTACAAGTTGCCAGATGATTTCGACTTCGATCGCTTTAACGATGTAGTTTGGCTGGAAGCTGTAGCAAGTAATCCTCACATGCATTCACCAACAACATCGACCATCGCTATGGTGGCTTTGGAGCTTAATAAGCGACTGCAGACTGGCAACTCTCCGGTGATTCCGGATGGTTGGGTGCTGGTGCCGGTTGAGCCTACAGAAGACATGATCGTCAATGGGTTCGAATCAGAGCCTGATGAGAGCTTCAGCGACGAGAAGGAGTGGAAAGAATACGACGCTATGAGCGGATGTCAGCAGGCGGCACACCGGGCTAAGCTGTGCTACTCGGCGATGATTAAAGCAGCGCCGAAGTTAGAGTGATTCTTGATAATCATTTTTCAAAAGTGATGTTATAATCATGTCATCGGAGCCTGAACAACTCCGGTGACTTCTGCGCATTTAAGGGGACTTAAATGCGACCACAATCTGAACTCCTCACATTGTCACAGATGCAGAAATGCACCTGCGATTTTCTGCATTCTGCGGTTTCCGTTAAGGAGGCCGTATGAGCATGAACAAAGACGGCATCCGTCTGCACAAATCCAATTTTTCCGCCATCGGGCAGCAGATACAGCCAATGCTGGAATCTGGCGACTGCTATCGCCTTATCATCAAGCCCTGGAAGGACAAGCGCAGCCTCTCCCAAAATGCCCTTCTCTGGATGTGGAATGGTGACGTTGCATCTGCCGTCAACCGGAACGCTGATAGCAAGCTAACAGAGGAAGACCTTCATGAATTTATGAAGGATATGTTCTGTCCCGCCAAGCCTGTAACCGTTCTTGGTGAAACCAAGATGGTGAAGTCCACCAAGCTACTCGACACCGAAGAGATGACCTTCTACCTGCGCCGCATTGAAGTCTGGTGTGCTGAACGCGGTATCAAATTGCGGATCCCCGCCAACTCCGAATATCACGAAAAAGGACACGATCATGTTTGAGAATGAAATTTGGAAGCCGGTTCCGGGGTATGAAGGCCGGTTTGAGGTTAGCTCTCTTGCTCGCGTCCGTAGTTTGTCTCGCAAAGTTACTACGTGCGGGAGCGATAAGAAGACGTGGACCACTAGGACTATCGCTGGGCGGATTCTTAAGGGATGCACATCATCCCAATACATCAGGGTATCACTTTCTAATAAACACGAAATGCTACATCGGTTCGTGGCGCTAGCGTTTGTGCCAAATCCTAATAACTACCCGCACGTCAACCACATCGATGGAAATAAGCACAACAATCTGCCAGAGAATCTTGAGTGGTGCACGCATGCCATGAACATGAAGCACGCCAATGAAACCGGGCTATCCAACAAGAATAAAATGCCTGTAATTGCAGAGAGAGATGGGTTTGGATACTGGTTTCCATCAATGCAATCGACCAAGAAGTACGGATGCAACCCGGCGTTAGTCCACGCGTCGATCAACGGAAAGCAGGGTGAGCACAGGGGGATGCAGTGGAGTTATTGCTCTGCCACATCCAACTGTGAATACCAGCAGCTGCGCGATAAACAGGAGGCCTGATGTCTACTCCACTTTCCCGCGTCATCACGAACGAAATCTTTCGCGTTCCGGCGCGCCGCCAGCGCAAGGCCGTGGTTAATCCGTCCGACATCCCGACCTTGAAAGGCTATACCGCCCGCCTGGTGGATCAGAAATGGCTGCGTCTCGCGGCGAGGAGGAATCATGAGTGAATTAAAAGTTGATGGTCTCGCTTTAATCATCAAAAGCAGAATTCCTGAGAATGTCGGCGCAACAGTGCGTCTGGTTGAGTATCTCGGGGTGATTAAAGGCGCTATTTCTGAAGAAAGATTTGAAGCGTGGAAAGTCGAATCCGCTAGCGGTGGCAATCTGAGCGGTTACTTGCCTGGAGGCCTGATCGTTTCCTGGCCAACTGTTAATTGCCCCGCAAAATGGCTGATGCCTATAGATGGTGGCGATTTTTCAAATGAACTGGCATCTGACAAGGAGAAGTCACATGCGTAAACCATCCCGCCGTAAGTGCAAAGTATGCGGTGAATACTTCGTGCCGAAATTCCACGATATCCGGATCCGCTGGTGCTGCCCGGAACACGGCGCAATCCTCGCGATGGAAGAACGCGAAAAGGAGAAAGTGAAAGCCGCGGCTAAGCGCATCAAGGAGCAGAAGGAAGCCGAGAAGGCCGGGCGAAAACGTCGCAAGGAGCGGCTGGCTGAGCTTCGGCCTGCCGGTTACTACAAAGCGCAGGCACAGCAGGCATTCAACGCCTACATCCGTGCGCGCGATGCCGATTTGCCATGCATCAGCTGCGGTGAGACTAATCCTCCCGATCTGCACGGCGGCCAGTGGGACTGCGGCCACTTCAAGACGGTCGGTGCTAACCCTGAACTGCGCTTTGAAGAGCGCAACGCCCATAAGCAGTGCAAATCATGCAATGCCGGGGCCGGGAAGTACACCGCCAAAGAGGCGACGGTCGCACAGCAATACGAAGCTGGTCTGGTCGCTCGCTATGGTCAGGAATACGTCGACTGGCTCAATGGTCCCCACGAAATGACCAACTACCGCCGGGAAGACTTCATCCGGATCCGCGATGAGTACCGCGCCAAGCTCAAAGCACTGAAACAGCGGGAGGCCGCATGAAACTTGAGTCTTTATTTCTGCTGGCCTTTTACCTCATTCCGCTGATCGCGACGGGCATTATCAGTCATATCAATTACAAAAAATGTCGCATTCAGTTCTCAGCAATCAGCAAAGGTATTCGGTTTCAAAGAAAGTACCAAATGCTGAAAAGCCTTCACCCAGACCGGGAGGACTTATGAATTTTTCAGAACTTCTCCGGTACCAGGCAGAAAGCGTTAAGCGCGCCAGCATGCCGCCAGTAGCAAAGCACAGCCAGACCAAAACCAACCAGCCACAGAAGGAAGCCGCATAATGAAACTGGAATTAACCAACGGCCAGCATCAATGGGTAGACCAGTGGCTCCAGTTGTGGGGCGCATGGTGCCAGACCGGCAAGATTGATAAAGCGATGATTAACATGATTGCCAGATTCATGGCTACCGTCGAGCCCCAGCAAGCATCACGGCCGGTATGTAGTGATGATGACGGGATGCTCATTGATGCTGTCATTCGCCACTACCTGAAGAATGTGGATGAAAATGCCTGGCGGGTTATCTTCGCCTACTACGTCTGCAACTCCAGCGAGATCCGCATCGCCACTTGGCAACATGCTGTCAGCAAGCCGCGCCTGATGAAGACTCGCGCCGGAAACCAGTATAAGCGCCCGAGCATCTCAACCATCCGCCGGGAAGTGAAGGATGTCATCAATGCTGCGCTGTTCTGTTTGTACCAACCGCTGCAAAATGCGTTTAACGATCGCGAAAGTGTGAGGAAAATAGCAAATAAACATCAAAACGTGCTTGCTTTCCAATGAACAAATGAGCAGAATAAATCGTATATGTTGCCATTGTTGTGTGTGACATGAATGAATACCAAGCCTCGCCATCGTGCGGGGCTTTTTTATTTGCGGTACGCCGCACACAGAACCCATTTAAACACACAGCCCCCGCTTTTAAGCCGGAGGTTAGAGACTATGAAAATGCATAACGATCCCCACTCCTGGACGGAGTTTATCGAACTACTCCACAGCTGGTGGCGTGGCGAAACGCCGATGGGTGCCGTATTGCTATCGGTTGCCATGGCCGCATTACGAATCGCTTACGGCGGTGGCGGCTGGAAGAAAATGCTACTTGAGGGGGCAATCTGTGGGGCTCTGACCCTTACTGCTGTGTCAGCTCTTGATTACTTCAACCTTCCGCAGTCCCTGTCGATTGCTATAGGTGGCGCACTCGGTTTTGTTGGCGTAGAGCAGGTGAAGGTTATGGCTGCATGGGTGTTTAATTCTCGCTTTGGAGGCGGTGATGCAAACCAGTGATAAAGGCATTGCCCTGATCAAGCAGTTCGAAGGCTGCAAGCTCACCGCGTATCAGGACAGCGTCGGAGTGTGGACGATCGGCTATGGCTGGACCAAGCTCGTCGACGGGAAACCAATCCGCGCAGGGATGACGATTAAGCAGGAAACAGCAGAGCGTCTGCTGAAGACCGGACTGGTCAGCTATGAAAGCGATGTGTCACGCCTGGTTAAAGTTGGTCTGACTCAGGGGCAATTCGATGCTCTGGTGTCGTTCACTTACAACCTCGGCGCCCGGTCACTGTCGACATCGACCCTTCTGCGAAAACTCAACGCCGGTGATTACGCTGGCGCTGCCGATGAGTTCCTGCGCTGGAATAAAGCTGGTGGTAATGTCCTGAATGGGCTCACCCGTCGCCGGGAGGCAGAGCGGGCTCTGTTCCTGTCATGATTGGCGATATGGTCAAACGTTACTGGTTGCAGCTGCTGGTGGTGGCGTTAATCGGCGTGCTGGCATTCTCCGTGAACCGCTATCGCGACAACGCCATCACCTACAAAGACCAGCGAGACAAAGCCGCCAAGAATCTCAGCACGGCTAACGCCACCATCAAAGATATGCAGGTGCGCCAGCGAGATGTGGCTGCGCTGGATGCCAAATACACGAAGGAACTTGCAGATGCGCAAGCTGAAAATGACAGGCTTCGTGCTGATGTTGTCGCTGGTAAGCGTCGGCTGCAAATCGCCGCCACCTGCTCCAAAGACGAAACCACCGGAGCCTCCGGCCTGGCTGATGGCTCAAGCCCTCGACTTACAGCAGATGCTGAACTCAATTATTGGCGTCTCAGAGACGGGATCGCCACCGTCACAAAGCAACTGACCGGCCTGCAGGAATATGTGCGGACGCAGTGCCTGAAGTAATTCGTCACCCAAATAAAGAGAGCCTGACTTCGGTCGGGCTTTTTTATGCCCGCGCATCTCACGCGCATTCCATCACGAGAGCCTTTCAGTAAGCGAGCCTGAGAAAAGCCGTTATAGGTGGCGACCTCTCTCGGGCGGCTTTTCTGTGAGACAGGCTCACTTTCTAAAAGGTAAAAACGCCATGCAATTAGTTGAAATCAAGAAACTCGACCTGGTAACCAATACTGCCGCCATCGCCGAAGGTGTTGGGCGAGACCATGACACCATCATCAAGCTGGTTGACCGTAACAAAAGTGACCTTGAAGAGTTTGGAGGGGTCGGATTTGAAATCCGCACCCTGGACACAAAGGGCGGCAAGCAAAAGCAAAGGGTGGCACTGTTAAACGAGCAGCAAACCACGCTGCTGATCACCTACATGCGAAACAACGAAGTTGTCCGGGCTTTCAAGAAGCGCCTTGTGGCTGAATTCTTCACGATGCGCAGCGCGCTGGCTAAGAAGAAGATGGACCGCAACTCCGCGCGCCTGGAGTACAAGCCTATGACCGACGCCATCAAGCATGAGCGAGAGGCTCAGGGTAAACAGATCGCACCGCATCACTTCTCCAACGAGGCTGACCTGATTAACAGGCTGGCTTTGGGCATGACTTCAGCCAAGTTCCGCGTGCATCACGAAATCGGGAAGAAAGAACCGATCCGCGATTACCTGACGCCGGAACAAATTCACTGCATCACCGAGCTACAGCGCGCCAACACGGTATTTATCAGCATGGGGTGGGACTTCGAGCAAAGGAAAGAGGTACTGCGCGGCATGTTCGAGCGTAACCATCGTCAGCCACTTATCGAAGAGCAGCACCGCCTGGCCGCATAACCACAGATTTGTGGTTTTGAGAGCCACTTTCACAACGGCTTTCCATTACAAAGCTCATCTGCGGGTGGGCTTGATAATGGATATCCCCAGCAGAGGATAATCAACCAAATATCCCCGCAAGCGGATAAAGAGGCTCTCAATGTCCGACATCTACCAAATCACGCTAACCACCCTGACAGGCGAAACCTTCACGGGCAAGATGTCACGACGTCAGCCCGAGCTGGTTAACGGTTTTGTGCCACTGGCGACCGAAACAGGCCAGTGGCTGTATTTCGCTCCTGCCGATGTAAAGCGAGTGGAATTCACGCCAGTTACTACCGAGGAAGAAACCAATGGCGATGTGCAGTCTGTCAGTTGAAATCAAAAGCAGGTGGTGGGTTCCCGTTTACATCAAGACGCTGACACTGCTCTGCTTGATGATGCGGTGCGAGCCTGATTACCAAAAGGTGGGTAACTTCATCGTTAAGTATGGCATTAGCCAGAAGCTGAAGTATGAGCCTGTAAAGAGATAACGGAGTAACCAATGAGCAAACCAGATTGGGAGGCCATTGAATCGGCTTACCGGGCTGGTTCATTGTCAGTAAGGGCCATCGGCGAAAAGCATGGCGTTAACCACGCCACCATCCTGAAGAGAGCTAACAAAGAAGGATGGCAGCGCGACCTGACAGAAAAGGTCAGGGCGGCAACCAAGGCCAAGGTAACCAAGTCGGTAACCAAAGACGGTAACCAGTCACCAGTGGTTACTGATGAGCAGATTATTGACCAGGCATCCGATGAGGCGGCCGCTGTAGTCATGGCTCATCGGGAAAGTTTGGCGGCATGGCGAGGCATCACCAATAAGCTGCGCGACTTCCTCGAAGATGCGGATATCACGGAAGAAAATCATGCCTCAATGTCTCGTTCGATCACGGCCGGTGTCGATGCTCAAATCAAAGTTATAAACGCTGAGCGCAAGGCGTATAACCTCGACACCGAGGAAGGCAATAAGACGGTTGATGACCTGTCTAACCTGATGGATTCACTGTCTCAGGGGGCGTAATGAAACCTGAGCACCTTAAGCTGCTGTCTGATAAAGACTGGCGGCTGAACAATCTTTACTGGATCACCGACAAGGAGGGTAAGCCCATGCGCTTCAGGATGACACCTGAGCAGCGCGAGTACTTCGAGGGGATCCACACCCGCAACATCATCCTGAAAGCACGTCAGCTCGGTTTCACGACTGAGGTGTGTATCATCCAGCTCGACGCGGCCCTGTTCGAGTCGGCTAAGTGCGCGCTGATCGCCCATACGCTGAATGACGCAAAGCGCCTGTTCCGCGAAAAAGTGAAGTACGCATACGACAAGCTGCCTGCAGAGATAAAGGCGGCCAACCCGGCCAGTAATGACTCTTCTGGTGAGCTCGTCTTTAAGAAGGGCGGATCGCTCTACGTAAGCACGTCATTTCGTGGCGGTACGCTGCGCTACCTGCACGTTTCCGAGTTCGGGAAGATATGCGCCAAGTATCCAGACAAAGCCCGTGAAATCGTCACCGGTGCGTTTGAGGCGGTATCGACTGGATGCTTCGCTACTATCGAGAGCACGGCAGAGGGCCGGGCGGGTTACTTCTTCGATTACTGCCAGACGGCAGAGAAAGCGTTGCTGCAGGGTAAGCCCTTATCCGCGCTGGACTGGAAGTTTTTCTTCTTCTCCTGGTGGAAGAATCCGCAGTACGCAATCGACCCGGTCGAGTCTCTGCCGGTGCGCCTGCTTGAATACTTCGCAGAGATGGAAGCGAAGCACGGCGTAGTGGTAAACGAGCGCCAGAAAGCCTGGTATCACGCCAAAGAGAAAACGCTCGGCGACGACATGAAGCGCGAATACCCGACCATTCCGGACGAGGCATTCCAGCAGTCGGTCGAAGGCGCGTACTACGCCAAACAGTTCCGATGGCTCTACACCAACAAGCGGATCGGCAAAATCCCGGATAACTCGCACCTCCCGGTGCACACGTTCTGGGATATCGGTGTGGGTGACTCCACGGCGATCTGGTTCGTTCGTGAGGTTGGCGAAGAGTTCCATATCATCGATTACTACGAAAACTCCGGTGAGGGTCTGAGGCACTACATGAAGGTGCTGAAAGACCGCGGCTATGAGTACGGCGAGCACTGGGGGCCGCACGACATCGATAACCGTGAATTCGGTGCTGACGCAAAATCCCGCAGAGAACTTGCCCGCGAAGGGTATGAAATCGACGGGCAGGTTTACAGCATGACGTTTCAGGTGGTTCCGAAAGTGGGAGTTGATACCGGCATTGAGTCTGTGCGTGAAATTCTCCCGTCCTGCGTCTTCGATGAGGAGAAATGTGCCGAGGGCATATCTCACCTCGAAGGCTACCGCAAGGAGTGGGACGACAAGCGCGGTTGCTGGAAAGACAAACCGCTTCATGACTTCACATCACACGGTGCTGACGGCTTCCGTTACTTTGCTGTAGCGAAGAACAACCACAAGCAGGTCGGCGCAGTATTCTTCTAAGGAGCTCATCAGTGAGTGAATTAAGCACCGGGGAACAGTTCCTCGTTAATGCCCTTGCTGATGCTATCGGGCGACAGCGCATGCTGTACGCGGGCCAGCCGGGAAACACCAAACGCACGAAGTTGTGGGATGAGTTCGGCTATCCAAACAGTCTCGAGTTCGACCGCTACTATCGGGCCTACGAGCGCAACGCGGTGGCGTTTGCTGCAGTCCATAAGCTGCTTGATTCGTGCTGGGTTGATAATCCGACGATAATTGATGGAGATGGTGCGAAGGAGTCCACTAAGACTACGCCTTGGGAAAAGTCAGTTACAAAGCTGCTGAAGAAGCACTGGCCGAAAATTAAGGATGCGGATCGCCGCAATCTTGTTGGCCGGTACTCGGCATTGCTCATTCAGTTCCGCGACGGCAAGGAATGGCATGAGCCGGTAGACCGGGCGAAGGTTAAATCCCTGCGAAATATCGGTAGCGGACCTATCGTTAAGCTAATCCCCGCATGGGAATCACAGGTCAAGCCAGGTAACTTCGATACCGACACGCTTTCAGAAACGTACGGTCAGCCAGTTTCGTACAATTTCAACGAGCAGCCAGTTGGTGATGATGGCACGTACGGCCCGGTGCGTGGCGTTACCGTGCACCCAGAGAGAATCATCATCCTTTGCGAAGGCTCAGAAGACGAGAACATGCTGTCTGGCGTACCCTTCCTGCGAGCGGGCTACAACAAACTGCTCGACCTTGAAAAGGTATCTGGCGGTAGTGCCGAGGGGTTCCTGAAGAATGCCAGCCGTCAGCTAGGGATTGCGTTCGACAAAGAAACCAACATTGCGAACCTGTCAAAGCAAGCCACAGAATCTGGCTACAAAGACCTGGGCGAGGCGCTTAACGACAAAGTCGCCAAGATGAACCGTGGCACGGATGCGGCCCTGGTTATGCAGGCCGGCACGCCGTCGGTGCTTTCTGTTGCGGCGGCAGACCCGTCCCCGACCTGGACAGTGGCAGCCAACGAGTTTGCATCTTCGATCCAGTGCCCGTTCACCATACTGTTTGGTCAGCAGACGGGGCGCCTTGCCTCCGATGAGGACAAAACAGACTGGGCGAAGCGCTGTAACGGCCGCCGCTGGGGATTCCAGTCGACGATTGTAGAGAGCGTGCTTGAGCGCTTCTGGACCGTAGGCGTCATTGACCCGCCATCATCCGGAGAGGTCACGCTGGCATGGTCTGATCTGCTCGCGCCGAGCGAAAAAGAGAAAATTGCCAACATGCAGGCAATGGCTGTTGTGGCGAAAGATACTCAGCAGGCATACGGCACACCGGCGGTGGATGAAAACGAAATCCGCGCAGTCGGTGAGCTGGAGCCTCGCAAGGTTGTGTCGCCACCTAACCCTGATGTAAAGCAAACCGATAAGGATCCGCTGACAGATGATGATGACAGCGCAAACCAGAATCGGGACGCCAATCGTACCGCGCAATAAAGCTGACCCCACGCAGTCATCGCGGCAGGTAAGCCGGATGTTCAATGATATTGAAGACCGGTATCTGAACATCAAGCGCAGGCTTAAGGCTCTGTTTGATCTGCGACTGACAGGGCAGCAGCGTGAGGTTAATGGCGAGCAGTCCTGGATGATATGCAACAACGATGGCGCAGAGCCGTCGCTGTATCAGGTCAATGCCGGTAAGTTCATCTATGACATGACAGCTGCTGAACTGGCCGACCTGCTGCAGGTTGTACAGTCGATTCTGGATGATGAGCTTCTTGATGGCGGAAACCAGAACCTATGGGCGATGGACTATGTCATTGCGGAGTATGACCGCGGCACTCTAAACGCCTTCACCAACCTTTCGGTGCAGTCGCAGGTGTACGCCAGTCAGACGACGCTGCAGCAGCTTTTAAGCAGTCCGGGCTACCTGAACCAGATAGCGTCAGCCAGGCTGACAACGTTCAGCGACTGGAAGGTCATCAGCGACAACGCTCGCGGCGATTTAACCAACATCATCACCGATGCGGTAGCGCGCGGAGTGAGCCCACGCGAGACAGCCAGCGTCATCAGCAAGCGTCTTGATGTGTCCATGTCGAAAGCAAAGACCATCGCTCAGACTGAACAGGTCGGCGCGCTGCGTCAGGCTCAGTGGAATGAAACGGACTGGGCTGCTGACCGGCTGGGGCTGAATACCGGCCTGCTGTGGCTGTCAGCGCTCAAGCCAACGACGCGCACCTGGCACGCCAGCCGACACGGCAAGGTCTACACCACCGAAGAGGTGCGGGACTTCTACAGTGAAATGAAGAACCGCGCCAACTGTTATTGCAGCCAAATCCAAGTATTACTGACAGATGATGGTCAGATTTATAACGAGGGATTGGCTGATAAATTGGCTGCCGAGCGCAAGAAATGGAAGCCTGACGAAAAGTGAAGTGGTAAAATTGACGTGCGGCTAGACCGGCCAGTCGAAGAGGGTGAACGTAGACACCCCTGCCGCACCCATCATCTACGAAACCTGCTACGAGGTTTAGAATGAAATCATGCAAGAAATGCGGTGAGACCAAGCCGTTATCTGAGTTTTACAGAAGCAAAAAATGCACTGATGGATATCGCGGAAGCTGTAAGGCGTGCGCCTCTTTGCTTAACAAAACAAAATGTCTTCCAGCCAGCAAAGATGGCGTTGTCCCTCTGCCATCAAAGGATAGGCTGAATGAGCTTTTTGAGGTGTTAGGGTCTGACCTGATAGCCAAGATATCTCGCGGCTGCGTCAAGAGTGGCTCAGTTTGTGGCTATAAGCGCAAAGATGGCTACATCCGCGTCAAAGTCGATGGCGCACTGGTAATGGCCCATCGAATCGTCTGGAAGATGTTCAACGGCGATGAGCCTGATTTTATCGACCACATTAACGGCGTGCGCTCCGACAATCGCATAGAAAATTTGCGAGCCGCCACCAAGTCGATCAATAAAATAAACGAGAGCCTTAGGTCTAACTCGCAATCTGGATTTATCGGAGTTTCTTGGCACACGCCAACAGATAGCCGAAAGACATCAAAATGGGTCGCAAAGATCGCACTTGCTGGTAAGCACCATCACATCGGGTACTTCCATGACCTCAAGCTTGCCGTCCTCGCCTACAACGCTGAATGTGAAAGGCTCCATGGCGAATACGGCAAGCGCAAGATTGATCACAACTTGAATAAGCTCCGAGAGATGGGGCTGCTATAAACAAATCAAGGTCGCTACGGCGGCCTTTTTTATTGCCTGAAATCCACCAATGAGGACCCAGCATGAAACGCAACCGCGTTAACGTGCTGACCGTCGTCAACTCCGCTTCAAACATCACCACTGAAACCATCGACGGCAAGCCACATATCGTGGTTCGCGGCATCACGCCTGTCGTGGACGATATCGTGATGAACCGGAAGTTGTACCCGGCAGCAGAAATCGAAAAGGCCTACAACACGCTCGAGCGTAACCCGATGCCGCTGGGCCACCCGAAAGTGGACGGCAAACATGTTTCGGCGCGCGATGTCCGGGCGGTGAACGAGTACCACGTCGGTGCCTGGCTGCAAAACGTCAGCCATAAAGACGGGAAGGTGACGGGCGATATGTACGTCAACCGCCAGTACGCCGAGTCGAGAGATAAGGGCAAGCGCCTGATCAACCGTCTGGATGAGATGCTGGCCGGTACCAACTCGGACCCTATCCACATTTCCACCGGCCTTCTGTATTCCGGTATTGCCGCCAACGGCGAGTCGAAGGGTAAGAAATACAACGAGATCGCCACCAACATGATGTTTGACCATGTGGCGGTTCTGCTTGATGAGCCTGGCGCCGGAACGCCGGAGGAGGGCGTAGGCATCTTCGTTAACTCAGAAGGTGATGAGCAACAGATCGAAGTTGCCCGCCTGGCTGATGGTATCGACTGCACCCGCGACGGGCTGATCAACAAAACCAAATTCTTCTTCACCAATGCCTCCAACTTCTCTTTCGACGACATTTCCCGCGCTATCAGCGACAAGCTGCGCGAGGGTGACACCGAAGATAAGTGGCTTTGGCCTGAAACGGTGTGGCCGGACAGCTTCATCTACCGCAATGACACCAAATACCTGAAGCAGAAGTACCTCATCGATGACGACGGCAAGGCCGTGTTCGTCGGCGAACCTGTAGAAGTCGTGCGCAAACCCACTGAGTACGAGATTAAAACCAACGGAGAGAAAGATCCGATGAAAGAACTGATTATCAATGCGCTGCAAGCCGCTGGTAAGCCGACTGAAGGCAAGTCCGACGCCGAGCTGATGGACGCATACAACCAGATGAAGGCCGAAGAAGCCACCGCCAAGAAAAAAGGCGATGAAGAAATCGACCCTGAAACCGGCAAGCCCAAGAAAAAAGAGCAGGTCACCAATAACGAAGAGATGCCAGCGTGGGCGAAAACACTCGCCGATCGCGTGGACGTCGTTTTCAACAGCCTGAGCGCGAACGCCGACAAAGAGAAAGGCGAAAAGCGCGCGGCTGTGAAGCTGGCGATGAACATGAGCGATGAAGAAGTCGCAGATCTGGACGGCAAGGCGCTCGACGCCATGTATGCCAAGTGCCAGACCTCCTTCGGCCTGAACGGTGCGTTCCGCCAGGCTACTAACACCCAATCAGTCAGCGAAATGCCGGAGTAAAAAATGGCTAAAGACGGAAAGCATATTATCCACGCCGGCGGCGTGTTCCCTAATCCGCTGCTTAACCGCGAAGGCGGGGCGGCTGCATCGACTCTGCCTGGTACAGTTGGCTTCTTCAGTACTGCTGACAAGTTCACGGCCTCTGTGGTCGGGGCAGAATCCGCCATCAAGTATGTGGCAAACAAAGACTACCTGCGCTGCCTGAGTGTTGATGACGCAATCCCAGCCAATGAATTGGTTGTTGGTATTCATCCGCTGCCTGGCATGTTCCTAAATGTGCGAGCAGCAGCGGGCACTTACACCAAAGGCCAGCCGGTTGCAGTAGCCAACGGTCAGATCACTGCGGTTGTAGATGATGCCGCCGTATTCGCTTATGTCGAAGAAGATAAAGCAGTCACTGCGGTGGCGGGCGATCTGATTCGCGTTGTGTTCAAATAAGGAGCAATGAATGTTTGTATTCTCCAAGTCTATCGGCGAGAAGACCGGTAACCTCGCGGTAAACCAGGCGCAATGGCGCGCTCTCGAACTTGAGCGAAACGCCAGTGCTCAGGCAGCAGCTGATTTTCTGGCGCGCACTCAGTTCCGTGGTGATGCAGAAAACGCCCCTTATCTCGACGCGGTGAACGCAGTTGACGATATCCGCCGCCTGTATCGCGCTTTCGACACAACTGTGCTTCAGCAGTTCGAGCCAAATACCGAATTCACCCTACTGAACGATCTGATGCCGCTCTCTCGCTCCGTGCGAATTGAGCAGTCTCGTTACGATTACGCTCGTACCGGTGGCCGCGGCTGGGCTCATACTTCCATGTCCGGTCAGGTTGGTGCGGCGCTGGATGCTCGCAGCTATTCCTTCGATGGCACCATGGTACCTATTCACGACTCGGGCTTTAAGTTCGAATGGCGTGATCCAATCTTCAACAGCCCGCAGGCATTGCAGTCGCAGTCGGATGCGCAGCGTGGTTCCGTTGAAGACGTTCAGCGCCGTTACGTTGACTATATTTTCAACGGCTTCCGCGACAAGGCTGGCAACTTTGCAGTATTCGACGGCCTGACCTGGAAAGGGCTGCGTGACGATGAGCGTGTAGCGCAGATCGACCTTGGTGCTTCCGGCCTTAACATCGATTTCACCTCTGGCACAGCAACGTCTCAGGCTATCCGCGCCGGGGCAATCGCGCTTCGTGATCAGATGCGTCGCGTAAACAACCAGTATGCAGAGCAGACCTGGTATGTATCCGGCGAAATCATCTCCAACCTGGAGCGCTATTTCTCCGACAACTTCCAGTCTGGCACGATTATGGATGAAATCCTGAAACTGACCGGCGTTGCGGCGATTAAAGAAGACAGTCAGCTGTCAGGTAACGAAATCGTCATCGTTCCGCTGTCTGCTGGCGTCATTGCTCCAATCGTCGGCCAGGCTATCGGTACCGTTGCATCTCCGCGCCCGGAGTACAACAGCGACTACATCTGGCGCACCTGGGGTGCAATGGGGTTGATGGTCAAGCAGGACATCAACAACAAATACTCCGTAATTCACGCATCAAGCTAAGGATAAATCATGGCACTGGTAGAAATCGTGGCAAGTAACCTGCACGCCGGTGCCAACCTCCGCAAACTGGAGGTTGGTTCGGTGGTGGATGTGGACGATGCAACAGCTGAGCGCTGGATTAACACAGGCAAGGCGAAGGAGACAGACAAGAAGAAAGGCGAGAAGTTAGTGTTTGAGGTGGCAACACCTTCAGCACCCACAGGTGATTCGTCTGACCTGCAAAAGCAGCTCGCCGACGCACTGGAGCAGAACCAAAAGCTAATCGCCGATGGTGAAGCTAAAGACAAGGCTCATGCCGACGCGCTGGCAGCAGAAACAAAACGCGCTGACGAAGCCGAAGCAGCACTGGCGGAAGCAATCAAGAAGGCGAAATAACCATGGCTGACCCAATCACAGCGGCAGACGTGCAGGCGTACCTCGGTGAATTGGGTTACACCATCCCGGGCGCCCTACTGGATCCAATCCTCTGCGTGGTGAACAAGATTATCCCGTGCCTCGACGGTGCGGGGTATGACGAGTGCACCGCGAAGCTGATCCTGGTGTACGCCGCCGCGCTTATGGCTACGTCGTCCGGCGCGCGCCGCATAAAATCGCAGGGTGCGCCGTCTGGCGCGTCCCGCTCGTTCGATTACGGTGCTGACAGTATCACCTGGTTGCGCGACTCTCTGGCCCGGCTCGATACCAGCGGCTGCACCAGCGAGTTGCCGATCAGCGCCGGTAACAACGTCGGCCTGTTCATGGTGGTCGGGGGCTGCTGATGACGTACAAATCCGTTAAGCACGGTTTGCCGCGCGCGTTCACCCGAGTCTGGGTGATGACCGACACAGGGAGGGAGACTGCCGGCTACGTGAAATCGGACGGCGAGTGGTTCATTAACTGCCCGCGCATCCGGGCGACTGGCGCGAAGGTGCTGCGCTGGAAGGAGTGAGAATTGGTGTATAAAAAGCCAGCAAATGGTAAAATTAACGAGCCGGGGAATGCGTCAACATTGCCACCGGCTCTAACCATCATTACCTATTGCGGAGGTAACTCATGGCTCATCAAATCTTAAGCCATCAGCCCCATAATGCGCCATCTTATAATGGCGTTGCAGGCGTTTATCAGATTACCAACACCGTCACTGGTGAGTCATACATCGGCTCTACGGTTAACATTTCAGGACGGTGGGCGAGTCATCGCTATAAGCTGCGGAAAGGAACTCATGGGAACAGAAACCTTCAGGAGTCATGGAATAAGCATGGCAAAGGTTTCTTTGATTTCTCCGTTCTGGAAGTAGTGAGTGATAAGTCCGAGCTTATTGCCGCCGAGCAGCGATTCTTTCGCGAATTAAACCCGACTTTCAATATCGCGCCAAACGCTGGTAGCTCTCTCGGAGTTATTCACACCGAAGAATCAAAGGCGAATATGGCGGAAAGTCGTCGGGGAGAAAAGAACTGCTGGTTCGGCAAAGTGCCGACCTGTGCAGGTATGAGCAGTCTGCCTGAAGTCAAAGCTAAAATATCAGCCAAGAATTCAGGCTCTGGTAACCCTATGTTCGGCGTTACCCCGCCACACGCCAAGTTTACCGATGAGCAGGTGCGCGAAATTCGTCGCGCCATTTCAGATGGTGATTCTCTTACCACTATCGCCAAAAGATATGGTGTCTCAAAGGCTAACATTGCCCATATCCGGCAGGGTCGTTCATATGCGAGGGTAGTCTAATGTCGGCAACAGCTTCGTGGTCGTATACAGCAACAGCGACCATCTGGCGAAAGCTGGAAGGCAATGACGAATACGGCGACCCGCTGGGTTATGCCGAACCTGAGCAAATCCTCTGTGATTACGAGGGCGGGCTCAGCAAGAAGTTAGCCAGCCTGGGTGCAGAAATCGTCGTTAAGAACACTGTCTGGACGGAGTTCGCGCTGGCGGCCACTGGTGATTACCTGCTTATTGGCGTTTCTACCGAGGCTGACCCGGTTGTGGCCGGCGCCGACGAGGTGCGGCAGGTTATCCGGTACGCAGACACGTTCGAGCGCCTGGTGGATGATTACGCCATCCTGACGGGAGTGTAGCCATGGGTATCAAGGTTCGCGGCGCGGCACGTGTTGAGCGCAATATTGACCGAATTCTGAATGATATTCAGGGTCGAAAAATCATTCGAGCGCTCCAGTCGGCGATGATTCTGGGGGCGGCAAGAGCGGCGCTCTACACACCGATCGACACCTCAGCACTTTTAAATAGCCAGTTTCGCGAAATCGTAACTGCCGGAGCAGTAATCACAGGCAGGGTGGGTTACTCGACCAACTATGCCGTTTATGTTCATGACCCGGCCAACCCGCAGATTTTCCGTCGCTCAACTGCTAAAAAAGAATTCCTCACTGCTGGTTTTGAGGAAGAGCGCGGAGCTATTGATGATGTTGTTCGTAAGGAGCTCTCGCTATGACGCCCATGATGTACGAGCGGGTCCGAAACCTGTTCGTTAATGCAGGATTAACGGCTGGCTTCACCGTTCAGCAACTGATGTATGACGACCCGGGCGACCCGTCGAAGGCAGTTATGGTTTTCCGTCCCAACGGTGGGGCTAATATCCGTAATGAGCTTGGATCGGAGTATCACGTTCTGGTTGATGTCATCGGCGCGAGAGATAAGCGTAAGGCCGCACTGGATGCTGTTCAGCATATCGTTGATTACGTCCAGGACAATCCCATCAGTGATAGCTGTGTCGGCCATATCGAGAATATGGGGGGCATCCCGCCGCCAGTATTAACCGAAGAGGGAAGGATCGTGTTCCGACTTCAATTCGCTTGCCTCTACGGGGAGTAAGCGCAATCAAATGGCTGCCGTTCGGCGGCCTTTTTCATTTCAAAGAGGTAAGTAACTATGCAAGGCTGCTCTACTGACAACAGTAAGCTATTTGGTCGTGCCGTTGTGTTAGAGGTAGCCTTGGGCTGCCCTGATGCCGTCCCACCGGAAAGCGAGCGCCAGGCTCTCATGGCTGGCACTTCAAAGGGTTTCGACTTCAGCCCAAACACTGTTACCAGCGATGCTGATGACACGAAGGGATACGTTGAAAATATCGTTACTAACTCGGATTTCACCATCAGTTTTGAAGGTGAGGTGCGTAAACGCGACAAGTTGGATCAATTTGGCGTCGGCAAGTTCATCAAATACTACAACGATGAAGTTAAAGCAGGCCGCCAGCCAACCATTTGGGTGTTTATGGATTATGGCCCGGTGCAATTTCAGGGATACATGGTTATTACCGCACTTAGCTCTGATGGCGGAAGTAATGACATCGTTACACTCTCAACCGAATTCAAGGTGTCTGATTCTGACACTATTGACGTGCAGGAAACTCCTGACGAAGTGCCTGTAACCGGCGTTGTGCTGACGCCAGCCACCACATCAGTTGTTGTTGGCGCGACGCGGCAGCTTTCTGCGGCCGTATCACCTGCTGACGCGACTGATAAAACCGGTGTATGGGCATCTTCTGACACATCGAAGTTCACCATTAGCACCAGTGGCTTGATCACAGGCGTCGCTGCAGGCACTGGTAACGCAACCTTCACCACTACAGACGGCGGGAAGGTCGGAACTACCGCTGTAACCGTTACCGCTTCGTAATTGCCATTTCAGGGGCTTCCACCTGGTGGCCCCGAAAATGATTGTTACCGGATTTAGCTATGATCCCCATGAAAGAGATTGGCGAATGCCTTATCAGTGTCGGTGAGAAAGAATACTTCTTCCGTCCATCGTTCATTAATATGACGCGCATCGGCGAACCGAAAGAGATTGTGCAGGCGTTCTACGAACTGCATCACGACGAGATTTCAAATGTGTTGCAATCAGCATTTGAAGCGTATGGACTGATTCCTGAGTGGCTGATTCAGCATATTAAATCGACCAGTTACGGGCGGAAGGCAGTTATGGCGTCCATGACGGTACTGGCGGCTTGTTGCGACCATGATGTGACGCAGTTAATCGGAGAGATTCGACCAGCAAAAGCATCAGGAAAGACGTTTAAAATTCGCCGTGGATCGATGGATGAATTCGACATGCTGGTGATTGCTCAGTCTTTGATTACACACGGTATCATCGGAAAAGCAAAGGTTCGCAAGTTGCAGCGCCATGAGAGTGGAGAGACCACAACCGAATTTAATGCCTTCGAGTACATCAGCGCGGCACGTAATCACTTCGGCATGAGCCGGGCGGAAGCAGAGCAATTATCCATGACGGAATTTCAGCTCTTAATTGCCGCCAAATATCCGGACCAGAAAGGCTTCACAAAAGACGAGTACGACGCAGTCGCAGATGACTATCTGGCGAAGAAAGAAAAACGATTAGCCCGGGCGAAACGGGCCACCTAAATAAAATCACACTCAAAAAACCTCGCACCGGCGGGGTTTTTTATTGCCCGGAGATTAGATTATGGCTGGTACTGTCAGCGCTGGAACGATTGTTTATGAAGTTGACATGGACACCGCCGGGATCCTTCAGGGACGCCGGGATATCGATGCCGCATTGAATGGTCTTAACGGTAGCATGGGTCGTCTTGAAGCGGGATTAAACCGCACTGAGCGATCCCTGTCCTCGATTGAAGGCACTATGTCCAGCTTAACTGGCGTCGCGAAAGCGCTCATTGCCGCTCTTTCTGTCCAGCAGGTTGGCGCATATGCTCAGGCATGGCAGGACCTCAGCAATAAACTGGCAAATGCCGTCAGGGATTCCGTACCGCCGTTTGAAACGCTGGCTGATGTCACAGAGCGTGTTTTTGACATCTCTCAAAAGACTCGCTCAGGTCTTGATGCCACGGCCACACTCTATGCGCGTCTGGAGCGTTCAACAAGAAGTTATGGCGTCAGTGTAGAGGACATTACCAGGCTGACAACCATTATTAACCAGGGTTTCGTGGTGTCAGGGTCAACAGCCGAGGAGGCAAGCAACGCAATCATTCAGCTTGCTCAGGGGCTGGCGTCCGGAGCATTGAGGGGTGATGAATTTAACTCTGTGAACGAGCAGGGGAACCGGCTCATGATTGCTCTGGCTGACTCTATGAATGTCAGCATCGGGGCGCTCAGAAACATGGCTGCAGAGGGCAAGTTAACCACTGAGGTGATCGTTAATGGGTTGCTTTCTCAGGGCGATAAAATTGGACAGGAGTTCGCTAAAACCACTGCCACGATCAGCCAGTCTCTTGAAATTGCCAACAACAACATCACGAAGTTCTTTGGCGAGAATGCCACTGTAAAAACTGGCGTCAAAATATTCAGTGATTCAGTTATTTCACTCAGTGAAAACCTGGACGTTCTCAGCGCTACTCTGACCATTGTTGCTGGCGTTATGGGCGCGCGATATGTCGGTGCGTTGACCATGGCTACCTCAGCGAAAATTGCTGATATCGCAGCATCCCGTCAGCAGGTTGTCGCAGACAATCAGACGGCACAGGCTGCTCTGGTAGCCGCTAATTCTGTTCAGCGTAAGGCTCTTGCTGATAAAGAGGCTGCTCTATCTTCTCTCGCGCTGGCCCAGGCTGAGTATAACGTGGCAAAAGGTAGCGCTGCAGAGATGCTGGCAATGGATGCTCTTGTGGCCGCGAAAACTCGGGCTACTACCGCATCTCTTGCCCTTGCTGAGGCTGAAACTGCCCAGGCTGCTGCGTCGGCCCGTGCAGCTACAGCTGCTCGCGCAGCATCTGTTGGTATTGGTCTTGCTCGTAATGCTCTTGCCCTCATAGGTGGTCCAGCTGGGGCGGCTATGCTTGCTGCCGGAGCTATCTTCTATTTCTGGCAGAAAGCCCAGCAGGCAAAAGAGGAGGCTATCGCCTTCGCTGATGGTCTGGATAAGCTAAATGCTGCCATGAATGCAATGTCAAACACGCAGCTGCGTGGGGCAATTGCAGATGCCAATAATTCTATTCGAGCTCAGAAAGAGGCTGTTGCGGATCTGCAAAGTGAAGTTGACTCGCTGAGAGACAGATACCAGAACTTTACCCCGGCCGCCCAGAAGGTTGCTGAATCTATGGGGCAGGGCGCAGACTTTGCCCGGCAACAAGCTGAAGTGTCTGATGAGCTGGCTCGCAAGACGCGAGATCTTGAGGCCGCAAAGGATAAATTATCCCGGACAGAAGAAACCGCGTCAGAGGCGACTCGCACACTCACGAACAACATGCTTACGGCGATGGGAGTTCATGATCAACTCATCGAAAAATCCTGGTCTCTTGAGCAGGTTCAGGGGGCGGTAGCGAAAGCCTTTGGAGAGACAGCTGATGAAATAAACCGAGCCAATCAGGCCGGAAAAAGCTTCGACCCCAAAGCGCTGCAGATATCTCCCGCGACCAAGGAGGGCGATAAAGTTATCGCTACTCTGGAAGAGCAGAATGAATTACTTAAAATTCAGGACGAGAGAGAGCGGGCGATAGCCAAAGCCAGGATGCAGGCTGCCAAGGTCACTGACAATCAGAATCAAATCTCTGCAGCTGGCAGGCTGGCTGCTGAAAATTATGATTTAGAGAAGTCAGAAGAAGCCAGGAAAAAAGCTCAACAAGAGAGTGAGCAGCAGGGGAAAAAATCAGCGTCTTCTGCTGAATCTGTTGCTCAGAAGCTTGAAAAGCTGAAGCAGGAATCTGAATTAGTAGCTGGCACTACTAAGCAGTTAACTCGGGAGCAGCAACTTTTAGCGGCAGAGCAGTCACTAGGCGCTCATGCAACGGAAGAACAGAAAAAACAGGCTCGCGAATATAAAGCCGCTTCTCTGGATGCCGCCAATGCCCTTAAAGCGCAGGCAGCAGCTGAGAAACTCCTGCCAGAAGCGCGCGAAAACGCAAGCTATAAGCAGGATGTTGAGGACCTTAAAACAGCCTTGGCAGCCAAGAAGATTAACCAGGATCAGTACAATAAAACTGCCGAACGTTTGGAGGAAAATCACCAGGTAAATCTGGCTAAGATTCGAGCTCAACAGGTTGTTACCCCGCAGCAGTCGGCTAAAGGTGAGGTAGACCCGGTCCAGAGGCTTGCTAACCAGCACGCTCAGGAGTTGGCGTTAATCCAGCAGTTTGAAAGCCAGAAGGGGCAGTTAACCCAGCGAGGACTTGAACTGACGAATGCGGCCAACAGGAAGTATGAGCAGGATAGGATTGCAGCTCAATGGGAGATCTTCCGTAACCAAAGTATGGGAAATGAGTTGCTGGCCGCGAGCTTTGACTCTCTCGCAGGCAATGCATCCAATGCCTTAACCGGCATCATCACCGGGAGCATGTCGGCGCAGGAGGCAATGCAATCTCTCGCCAGCAACGCTCTGAATAGCCTAATTAACGGCTTCGTTCAGATGGGCGTCGACTGGGTTAAATCTGCCGTCATGGGTGCTGCTGCACAAACCTCTGCGATTGCCACCACCACTGCGGCGCAAACTGCTGGTTTAGCGACAACCACTGCGGCAAGCACCGCGGCGGCCACGACCACGATGGCGGTCTGGACCCCTGCGGCGGCCGTTGCCTCAATCGGTTCATTCGGTGGTGCTGCGGCGATCGGTATTGCTGCTCTTATCGCGGCTATGGCGATGGCTGGTGGTATTGCTGGCAAGCGTAAGAACGGCGGCCCGGTATCGGCTGGACGTACGTATCAGGTGGGTGAGGGCGGTATGCCTGAAATCTACCAGGCGTCGAACGGCAGCCAATACATGATCCCCGGAGATAACGGGAAGGTCATCAGCAACAAGCAGATGAATGCCGGTGCAGGTGGTAGTTCTGTGCCTGTCACAATCAACATTCAGAACTATACCGGAGCAACTGTCGACGCGCAGGCGACCCAGAACGGTAGCGGTGTGACGATCGATATGATTGTTGCCGATATCAGCCAGGGCGGCCGCATCGGTCAGGCAATCCAGCAAAATCACCAGGCGCCACGCAAAGCAAGGGGATAACATGCCAATTCCTTACCCTGACTGGCTGCCGCTGGCCCAGAAAGGGAAATCGCCAACCACCGATACCGGATTTCGCGTCGACCAGCCGACGGTCGGCGCGCCGGTATTTCAGAAATTAACCGACGACCTGAAGACATCCTTCTCGTTGACGTGGATCTTCACACAGGATCAGCACCGGGCGTTCATGCAGTGGTTGCGCAGCCCGAACTACCTCGACAACTGCAATCAGTGGTTCACGATGCCGCTCGGTACCGGGACTGGAGATACTGGCGTTGAGGTGCAGGAATTACACTTCCTCTCCTGGCCGTCATGGTCACAGTCCGGTTCCATTTTCACGTGGAGCGGTGATGTCGTTGCGCGCGAGTTGGTTAACTCAGATGACGAGTTTGACGACATTATCATTGAGCTGCCCCCGCCATGGGCATCCTGGCTGGATATCGTTGTCACTGGCTATCCTGACGGGCGCGACCCGGAGAGCTTACCGAAGGTGCCATAATGCCAACGCTCAGAGAATTTCAGAGCCGAAGGCCAAACCGAATCCTGTACGAAACCATCACGTTTTACAGCCCGGTCTTTGGCTATATCAGGCTCGTTAATAACCAGATTTTCCCCAAAACGCTCGGCGGCCAGGTCTACACACCATGCAGAATGGAGTTAACCGAAAGCCAGCAGAGCAACACGCCGATCCTTGACAGTACCGTCAAATTTGGCCGGCTGGCGCAGGACTTCAAGCAACAGCTCAAGCAGTGGAAAGCCTACTCGCGCATAACGCCCATCTCGGCGACGTACCAGCAGTTTGACGCAGCTGACATGACGACTGCCATCAAGTCGTGGACACTCTACGTCAGCGACTGCTCGATGGACGACAAGGACGTGACGTGCAGCCTGACGCGCGTTAACCCGCTCAATCGCAACGTCGGGCGGCTGTATACTGTCGAAGAATATCCGGGGCTCCAGAATGCTTAAAGACGAGTTTATATCCCGTGTGGAGGGCATTCCATGGAGTAACCGCGCCTGTAGCTTTGACGCTGCTGATTGCTGGGGCCTGGTGGTCCTCTATTACCGCCACGTTCTGGGGATCGAAATTCACCAGACGGTGGATTACGAATCCGGGTGCGACTTCATGACGTGCTATGACGCTGATGTCGTGTTCTGGCAGCCTGGCGCCACGTTCACTGAGAGCGGGATCTTCGTCGCCTGGGTTGGCAGCCAGCCTGTGCATGTCGGCCTGATTGTTGACGGTCGCGCGCTGCACAGCCGCGGGGAAAATGGACACGTCCGGTTCGACGCTATCCGGACAATACAGAAGCTATTCACCAGAGTGGAGTTTTACACCTATGCCGGTAATCGAGATTCAGCGCGTTCCGGGGATGCCGAAGGACCGGGCGATTGTTAAAGCCGGCACGTTATTTTCCGAGTGGCTTGAGCAGGAAAGTTTTCACCGCGATATTCGCATCAACGTTAACGGCAAAGAACTGCAACCCGATGATGAGCTGGAGTTTGCACTTCAGGATGACGACCGGGTAATAATTTTCGACCAGCCGAAGAGCGGCGGTCTTGTCGGCACGTTGCTAAACCCGCTCGAGCACCTGAACCCGATCAAGTTCACCCAAAAGGTGTTGTCTTCGCTGATGCCGAAGCCAAACACGAACGCCGGCGGCGGAAACAGTAAGACCTCACCTAATAACAGCCTGAAGGGGCAGACTAACATCGCGCGCAATGGCGAGGCGAAGCCGGACAATTTCGGCCAGGTCCGCTCTTTCCCTGATCTGGCTCAGGAGTCGCTCTTTGAATATATCAGCAACCTGAAATACATCACTGAGCTGATGGTGTTTGGCCTGGGGAAGTACGATGTAACGTCTGTTCGTTTCTCGGAGTCGAATCTTGGTTCTATGGCTGGTGCCAGCTATACCATTTACCAGCCAGGTAATGTCATCCCGGTGGTGAACGAGGGGTATCAGTTCGACGATGTCGACGGGCAGGAAGTTCCAGGCCTTAACGAAAGCGACGATTTCCCGATTGAGACCGCGACAGCAAGCACCGTCATCAGCGGCGTATATGCTGGTGGGCAGATTGCGATGAAAATCCTTAAACAGGCTGACTTCGACTACTTCGCTGATCTGACTTTCCCTCATCCGGTAACGTTCACTATCAACGTGACGTATCCGATCACCGGCGGAACGCGTACAGAAGACGTCACGCTTTCCGGACGTCTCATCAGTTTTGCTGAGACGAACGACGGCGCCGTTGTTAACCCGAAATATTACTACACGTTCACTTTCGACAACCTGAATGGACCATCCATTCCGATTCAGGATGCAACAATCAACACGACGAAGTTCATTCTGAACGATAACGCCGCGCTTATCGTCGGTCCGTTCTTCTCGCCGATACCATCAAGCCAGCTGTGGCTGCATACTAACTCCGGGCTCGGCGGGAACAGCGAAACGAACTGGGTTGTAAACATCTGGAAAGTGGACAATGACAACAACCTGATCCCAGGAACGGAGCAGACGTTTACGTACCGGCAGACCACTCCGCACGACTACATGTCGGAGACGTTTAACCGGACTGACAAACTCACCCCGGCTGGCGGGTTTGGGCGTTATGCAATCACTTTCCAGAGGACCGACAACAGCAGCGACGCGAGCAAGCTGCAGGTCGAAGAGATTCATGCGGTAAACGTCAGGACAAACGTCGTTCACGCTGAAGATTCGCTGGTAATGGTAAAAGTCCGGGCCACCGAGAATGCCTCGAGCGGGCGCGACAGGAAGTACAACGCGCTGATCACCCGCCACGTCATCAGCTATAACATGATGACGCAACAGGTCGACTACACGCTCCGACCATCGCGTAAATTCGCTGACATCGCGCTGTTTAACTGGTTGGTGGTCGGGCAGCAGCCTGAGTCGAGCATTGATATTTACGGCCTTTACCAGATCCAAGCTGAAATTGACGCTATCGACCCTCGTCTGGGGTATTTCGATTTCACCTTTGACGATGAGGATGTGTCGCTCGGTTCGCGCATGGAGACAATATGTGACGCCGCCAGCGTATCGGTTTACGACGACAACGGCGTGCTGTCATTCACTAGAGACGGCAAAAAGACGTCTGCGGCCACGATATTCAACCGCTCAAACACCAGGCCAGATGGTTACTCGCTCTCCTACGACATGACGCTTCCTGGCGGCTATGACGGCGTTGAAGTGCAGTATCGCAACCCGGACACCAATAAGCAGGACTTTGTCCGATACCGGATATCCGGAAATTCCATCATTGAAGGATCGCCGGCCAAAGCGAAGAAGTTCGAAATGCTGTACGTCAGGAACAGGTTCCAGGCTGCGGAGCGCGCGCTCAGGGAATGCAGGCGCCTTATCTACTCCCGTATGACCATGCAGGTAACGGCAATGGCTGACGGAGAGTGGGTAAACATTGGCGATATGGTTCAGGTGCCGGACACATACGACACCAACCAGCAGGCCGGTTATATAGTGTCGCGGGTTGGGAATGACTTTGAGACGAGTGAACGCATCAACTTCTCCGGATCCATGTTTGTGCAGGTCACGGACTCATCAGGTGCCACCACCGCGCGATACCCGGCATCTCCGCGCGCTGATACCGCGTTCGGCTTTACCGCTGCTATCCCTGGCATTGAGCTCAACCTGTTTGATGGTTTCGACGTCCAGTCTCCTTCAAGGTACGTCATCGCCACCTCACAGGAGCTCGATGCAGGGCAGTGGACTATCACGGCTAAGCAACCAGACGGAAAGGGCAGCACTGCATTAACCCTCGCCGAGTATAGCGATCTGATTTACCAATAAGGCCCATCCCGATCACCCCAACCCGGCCACCGCGCCGGGTTTTTTATGGAATCAATATGACTACGCAACCTACTCAAAATGCTGTACCAAGCGAATCTCCTCGCGACCTGAAATTTAACGCAGGCAAAATTGACGAATTCGTCACGTCATTAGCTCAGCAATACATCGATCGTTTCGGTCATGCCCACTACACGATTGAAGGGCTGCGCTGGGTTGCTCAGCAGGCCATTGCCGCCTTTGGATACATCACTTTAAAAAGTTTTCAGCTCGGTGCCCCATTACCAAACAACGAATTGACTCTTCCAAATCATGTTTTACAGGATGAGACTGATGGTGAGTACTACCGTTGGGATGGTGCTTTTCCCAAAGCCGTTCCTTCAGGATCAACGCCTGAATCTACTGGTGGCATTGGTATTGGGAAATGGCTATCTGTAGGTTCAGCTGTATTGTCGAGTTATCAAGACGGGGCCGGAGATGCTCTGGTCGCTGTGAAGCAGCCATTTACCGGGGCAGTTCAAAGAACTCAGCATGATAAAAACATGGATGGTATAAATGTCAAAGATTTCGGCGTTATCAATGACGGAACACCGTTTGCTCCAGGAGCCCCGGGAACAAATAATAAAACAGCGATAGACAATACTACGGCAGCGCAGAATACGAATGCGGGTAAATATGCAATGACATCCCCATTCGTTAATAAGTGGGGGCAAGAAAACGAAGAAATACTGGTGAGTGATACTCACAAGGTACTCAACCCAAAACATGCGAGAACAAATTTAGTTGTCGGGCAGGAATATCTATCTCCATGGTATAAAAACTTCCGATTTGATGCAGAGCTTGGCAATCATGGCTCCTGGGGTACCCCGCCGTTTGTTATACATTATTGTGGAGACAGCACTGTAGTGGGAGTGGGGGCGTCAACATCACAACATCAACCGCCAACGCTGCTGAAAAACTCATCTGTAGCCAGGGGATTCCGTGATGTATCTGTGGTGTCATCGGCTATCAGTGGTGACGACGCGTACTCTTGGTATCACAGTGGAAGAATGGCGGAAGCCGTCAGTACAAACCCGAACGTTCTGTTAATTAGATATGGTGTGAATGATGGCGCAAGACCTGGCTGGGCCAGTGAGTTTTTAGACACGATGCGGTCAGCAATGTCCGACCTACGCCAAATGAAAACAGCTGCACAGCTGCCAGTTATCATTATGTCTCCATGTTCTACGAGTGACCCAGTCAATTATCGCACTGAGGCTTACCATGAATTAATCAATCAAGGGCTTAGACAAGTTGCTCGTGATTATCAGTGTTGCTTCATTGATACTTATGGTTACTATCAAGACAGCCATAGTGGTTCATTTTATATGGATACGAGTGCGGGCGATGGTCACGTTCATCCGTGGGATGAGTTATATGCGCTTATTAATAAGATAACCGCAGACGTCTTATTCCCGGTCTCCGATCCATTAATGAATGTCAACCTTGTGCGCAACATGGGAACCTCAGTAAGGGCGCTAGACCCGAGCACGGCAATCCCGGCTGCGGCATTTCAGGGGATTAGCTTTGACCGCGTACAGGGCGGCAGCAACATTGGCAATACACCATATGACGGCTTTCTGTACTCCTTTAAAACTACCGAGTTGGGTTTGGTTCAGATCTCAACGCCAATAACTGGCGTAACTTCCGGTCGCGGAATTGCGGTTCGCGTTTCTAAAGATTCGGTTGGCGGTGTGTGGTTGGGCAAAAGGATCAATGCAGTTCCCTTCCTTACTTCTCCAGTAACAAGCTCTGATGCTGAGATACAAACATCTTTAGAAGGCAGGGTGTTTATTAATGGTACGTTCAATGTACCTGCAGCGACATCTGTAACTATGTTCAATATTCCGCCAGGATACCGTCCAGCTAAAAGGGTTATTGGTGTTGTTGGGTCAACGGCAGGGGTAAATACTAACTATCCTTTTAGTGTTGAGCTAAACGGAAATGTAATCGTTTATGGTCCTTCATCATCGACTGTCAGTGTATCTTTTTCTGGGCAGTCTTATGCTTTTGGTGATTAGATGGTTATTAAAACCCAAGCGTAAAAAAGATTTAGTCTTGCAGGGATTAGTGCACATATTTTTCTGGCTCATCGCTACCGACGGGCCGGATTGATTTTTCTATTTCTTATATATAGCCCACTCAGGTGGGCTTTGTGTAATTTAAAATTACCCCAAAGGTAATATGTTTTACAAACCCTATCTTTCAGCACCAACTGGCGCTTTAATTATGTCAGCAGGTGCTCTTTAACAGTTAGGTCGAGTGTCATAGCCCACTCAGGTGGATTTATATGCTTGGTATGGAAACCAAAAAGCCACCTGAATCAAGTGATTTTTCTGGTATCACATACCCAAGCTCCTTGAGCTTGTTAAAGGTTGCATCGAATATGGCATAGAAATCATCCTCATCGAGGCCTTCAAGCTCTAAATCCCCAAGCTCAATACAGAACTCCTTATGCCCAATTCTTGCTTTTTTATTAATTTCTGCAAATGTTCGCTCGAATATTATTCGTGAAAGAGCGTCTTTAGCATTGAAAGCAATCTGAAGAGCGTCTTTGGCTGAAATGACCTCATCTTCTGAGATTTCACTCATGAAGCTACTGTCTAATCGCTTAACTATTTCAGCATTCATAGAGCGGTTGTTTGCCTTAGCTGTCTCTTCAATCTTTTCTTTTAATTCAATAGGAAGCCTAATTCTAAGTTGCGGATCTTCTCTGCTCATTTCCCTGTCTTCCTTAAAAAATTCACAATAAGTAAATTATGCCCCACGGTGGGGTTGACATCAATGACGCACGGTGTGACACTTAATGCGTGCCTCACGGTGGGGCGTAAAAAGGAGTTGTAGATGGAAAAGGCGAAAGAGATGTATCAGCGCAAGGTGCGTTTCCCAGAAGATGTACGGAAAGCGATTGAAAAGAATGGGGGGGATGAATGCCGTCATTTTAATACAGAGCTGATTTATCAACTTAGGAAGGCATACGGTCTGACTGGTGAGAGAAATGCACAGTCGTAAAAAAGACGAAGCCCCAACTACTTGCGATAGTCAGGGCCTCTTATCGAACAAATCCAGCGAAGGAAATATCGACATGAATAGTGTACAGAACAATGAGTTAACTTTCCAGCAGACTGCGTTCCATCCAGTTTCTCACAATGGTGAAATTTGGCTCACTTCATCAGAGCTAGCAGCAGCGCTCGGTTATAAGAAATAAGACGCAGTAACGCAAATTTTTAGCCGTTATCATGATGAATTTACTGAGAATATGTCAACGACCCTCAAAATGAGTGTCGTTAGAAAGACTGGTGTTGTTGATATTCCGGTCCGAGTTTTCTCCCTGCGCGGCGCTCACCTGATTGCTATGTTTGCCACCACGCAGAAGGCAAAAGAGTTCCGTCGCTGGGTGCTGGACATTCTGGATCGAGAAGTCAACCACTCACCAATCGCGAAGCAGTTCACTGACGATGAATTATGCTCCCTTGCATATCTGTGGCGTTCAGCTGCAGTGATGTATGAGGCATGCCGTGAAGTACATCCGCTACTGGTAGTTGCAGAGCATCGCTTGTCTCCGCGTTTTTGCTCAATTGGCACTAATTACAGCCGTGGGATAAACAAAGCTCGCGAAATTCTCAAACGGGAAACGAACCACATCAAAGAACAACCATGGGGAGACAGTAACTGGAAAAACGTCTTCTCATATGGGAAAGGAATTTTGCAGTGATGCAAATAGAAAAGCCGATAGTTACGAGCTACCGGCTTCCATTGAAACTTGTCATAAGGGTCCAACCAATGACTTCATTAAATTTAGCAGTTCATGAACCAAATGTCGATCCCCAGCCGCTTCCGGTGATTGAATGGAAGGGTATGCGTGTTGTTACAACCGAAACGCTGGCCGCAGGGTATGGAACCGATGTAATTCGAATTCAGCAAAATCACATCCGAAATGAGTCGCGCTTTATTGATGGCGTTCATTACTTCACGTTAAAAGGGAATGATTTAAGGGAGTTTAAGAACAGACTATCTTCTAGCGAGTCTGTTGGTAAGCGAGCAAGAATCCTGACTCTATGGACGGAGAAGGGCGCGGCACGCATGTCTAAAATAGTCGACACAGATGAAGCATGGTCTTTCTTCGAGCGTCTGGAAGACTCATATTTCAGACCAACTCCAGTGGTTGGTATCCCGCTTACTTACGAAGCTGCCCTTGAAGACCTGCTGGTAAAAGTTAAGGAAAATCGCATCATCACAGAGCAGCGCGACCGAGCCGTGAAAGAGAAGGTTTGGATTGCTGAAAAACGTGAGGCAACGGCTATGGCTACAGCATCAGCAGCCGTTCGCGCAAAAAACAAGTTGGCCGAACGCGTAGGGGAAGGTAAGAACTTTGCCGCCATTATCCCGGTAGAAAAGAAGTTGGGGCAGAAGTTCAAATGGCAGGCTTTGCGTAAGTGGTGCCGGGAGAATGACGCCACCCCTCACGATGTTGAAGACCCTCGCTTCGGTTCAGTTAAGTCATGGCCTCGCGCTGCGTGGCTTGCGGTGTATGGTGTAGATCTACGCAAGCTGTTTTAACCAGAAGCATAAATTGATGCTTTGCTAAATCCAACCCGCTTAACTGCGGGTTATGTCGTTACACCGATCCCTGCTACCATTTTGGCAAACTTACCAAATGAGATAGGGATATGAAGAAGTTTTTCGCAATATTACTTTTGATTTTAGCTACGCCAAGTTTTGCAAATACCGATGACGTCACAGTCACTTCAGCCAAAGAAGCAGTCAATAAATTATTAGAAGCGCGATATAAGCCTGGTGAATGCTCTAAATGGAAAGTCATGGCGTCAGGTGGCGCCATTTCACAAGGAAGCGCCATTGCAAAATGCGATAATGATTTCAATCCAGCTTACGGACTAGATTTTAGCTCTATAAAAGAGAAGAAAGTTGATGATGCTGTATCAGTCTGCGGGATTGTTAGCGGAAGAACTGAACTTAGTCGCATAGGCGCGCGCTTCGTTTATGAAAGCAAGACAGGGCATGTAACGATTAAGCCCTCCAAGTTTCCTATGGCATCCCTAGCATCGTCAGGAGATTTAGGAAAAAACCTAATTAAAATAGAAAACAAGCAATATCACATTGTTTACAATTCAAATTGTAAATGATTGTTCTTGACCATATAAACCTCGCTCCGGCTGGTTTTTTTTAGTTACACGCACGTGAGATAAAAACGGGACACACAAAGCTTTGCATCGGTTTGCAAGGCTTTGTGTTGCTTTCTTATGACACCTTTTCATCCAGCCAATCGGCCCACCACTGCATCATCTCGCGGCGCGTGTCGAGATAGGCGGCATGGTTATAAACAGATCTGGTACCACCGCTGACGTGGGCCAGCTGCGTTTCTATAGCATCACTGTTCCAGTGCTTCTCGTTCAGCACAGTACTAAACTGGTGCCTGAAACCGTGACCGCTTGTCTGTCCTTCATAGCCAATGCTACGAATCACACCAAGAACAGCGTTCTCGCTGATTGGCTTCTTCCTGTCGTTTCTGCCGGGGAAGCAAAGCGAATACTGACCAGTTATATGCTGCAATACTTTAAATAGCTCAACGACCTGATCTGACATAGGAACGATGTGAAGCTTCCTGCCTTTCATTACCGACGGGTCGATGCTGATAATCCTGTTCTCATAATCTATTCCTGACCATACCAGCGATCTCATCTCGACGGTTCTCATAGCTGTATAGTGCAATACCTGCGCGGCAATCTTCATTACTACCCAGCCACCGTACGCATTAAGAGCCCGCTGGAATTCATGTATGCGATGCATGGGAAGGAAAGGGTAGTTGTTCTTGCGATATCCTTTCATGGCCCCTGCAAGGTCTGGCGATGGATTGTATTTTGCTCGTCCGGTTACGATCGCATAACTGAAAACCTCACCGCATCTGCGCCTCGCTTTATCAGCTCGTTCCATTGCGCCTCTGTCCTCGAACAGCCTGATGACCTTCAGCAGAGTCATAGGCTCGACTTCCTCCATGCGTAAATGACCGATGATCGGCAGTATGTCATCCGTGAACATACTCATCATCTCGTCAGCATATCCTTTCGACCACACCTTTGATTTGTGAGCATGCCATTCTCGGAAAATGTCACCGAATGAATCGGCTACAGCTTCTTTCTCTTTCTTTTTAATGGCTTGCTTTTGTTCTGCCGGATCAACACCTGCCAGCAACTTCAT